TTCTTCAACTATTTCTTCAACTATTTCTTCAACTATTTCTTCAACTATTTCTTCAACTATTTCTTCAACTATTTCTTCAACTACTTCTTCCAATGGCTGTTCTGGTTCAATGAAATCGGGGACAGAATGACGAAATGCAAATTTGTCGCTATTTGTTGAAAAATCGTCATTTGGAAGGTCTACTACTGGTGGTGCTACTACTTTAGTAGCTGTTTTTTTACGAGGTTTTGCAACTTTTTTTTCTGTTTGTTTCTTTTTTGATGCCATATCCTCAGCCTACTACATGTGTAACTAATTTGTGTCATACTAGGTTAACATATTTCTCCGCAATATAGAAATGGCTTTACACGATGACTTATCGCATTAAACTAAGGCGTTCAACAGCAGCAGCGTGGACAGCAGCAAACCCAACTTTATTTGCAGGTGAAGCCGGTTTTGAGACAGACACTGGCAAATTCAAAATTGGTGATGGAACATCCGCTTGGAGTGCTCTCTACTATTTCACCACCAGCCCATCATTGGATTCCCTTCTTGATGTCACTATTACAAGTGCGGCAGCCCAAGAAGGTTTGGTATATAACGGTACAGCATGGGTAAATAAAGCAACCACACTTACTCATACACAATCTAGTGCATCCGCATCATGGACTGTAACTCATAATCTCGGATATCGCCCAGGTGGTGTGGCCATTGTTGACAGCTCAGAGAACGTCGTATTTGGCGACATTGTTCATTCAAGTGATAACGCGCTTGTGATAAACTTTACCAGCGCCGTCACTGGTAAAGCATACATTTCGTAAAAGAAAGAGCAAAACCCCATGGCAAAACATTTAAATAACATTAACCTTAACAAGAATGAACTACAGAATGCCGTAATTCAGAACCTTGCTACGGCGCCGGCAAGTCCAGCTGCTGGTCAGATTTACTTTGATACCGTAGAAAATGCCCTTAAAGTATGGAACGGTACCATTTGGGAAGCTGCGGCGCTTAGTGGCGTCACTGCTGATGCAGCCGAAATCAATATTCTTGATGGTGCTACCCTTAGCACCACAGAGCTTAACTACGTAGACGGTGTTACCTCTGCGATCCAAACGCAATTGGATGCAAAAGCGCCTCTTGCTTCACCAACCTTTACAGGAACAGTAACTCTTCCTTCAGGTACCGTCACCTCGGCAATGATTGCCGATGGCACCATTGTTAACGCTGACATTAGTTCTTCGGCAGCAATCGTTGACACAAAACTTGCCACCATCGCTACCGCTGGAAAAGTTGACAACTCAGCAACTACTGCAACAGCATCTGCTGGTAACAACACAATTGTTGCTCGTGATGCTTCTGGCAATTTTGCTGCTGGCACAATTACTGCAAACTTAACAGGTACAGCAAGCCTTGCTACTAGTTCTACCACACAAAGTCCTGGAAATAACACAACAGCAATTGCCACAACAGCCTATGTTGATGCCGCAGATGCGCTGAAAGCTAATTTAGCAAGTCCAGCGTTGACAGGAGTTCCAACTGCGCCTACAGCGGCTGGTGGAACAAACACAACTCAAATCGCCACTACAGCATACGTAGTAGATACAGTTAATGCAGCAACTGCAGCAAACACTGTTGAACTAGGTACGGATACGACTGGCATCTATGTTGCAGACTTGGTTGCTGGCACTGGAATCACAATCACCAATGGTAATGCCGAAAGTGCAAGTCCAACGATTTCCATTGGTCAGGCTGTTGGTACAGCAAGCAACGTAACCTTTAATGACGTAATTGTTTCTGGAAACCTGACGGTTAGTGGAACTACCACAACAGTCAATACAGCAGAAATCTTGCTTGAAGATAACATCATCACCCTTAATTCGGGTGAAATTGGTACTCCATCAGCAAATGCTGGTATTGAGATTGAGCGCGGAACATCTGCCAATGCAGTGTTGCGTTGGAACGAAGCAGATGACAAGTGGCAGACAACTAACGATGGAACAAACTATTACGACATCGTAACTACTAACACGGCTGCTGCCGCTGCTGTAACCGCAGCCGCAATCATTTCTGCTGCTGGTGGTGACGGAACTGCTGGTCAAGCACTCACAACAAATGGTTCTGGAACCTTGGATTTCACAACGATTGTTGGAACTACAGAAGCGTCAATTATTTCGGCGGTTGGTGCTGACGGTGCTGCTGGTGCAGTTCTTTCCACCAACGGTTCTGGAAATCTAAGCTTCGTTACCGCAGTTCCAATTGCAAACGGTGGTACTGGTGCAACAACCGCCCCTACTGCTCGTGCAAACCTTGGTGCAACAACCAAAGTGTCGGCAAGCATTGGCAACGGTTCGGCAACTTCAATCGTCGTCACTCACTCGCTCAATACCCGTGACTTGCAAGTTCAGGTATATGAAGTAGCAGCACCATACGCACAGGTGTACACTGATATAGAATTAACCACAGCAGATACATTAACGCTAACATTTAGCGTTGCACCAACATCAAGTCAATACCGAGTAGTAGTTATAGGATAGTATCAAACAACCCTGCGGGGTTCATAACAGGTAAGGTTGAGGCCAATGCCAGCATTCTTAGACAAAATTAAAGCACGAAAGTTCGCTACAGCGGCATCATCTGCTGTTGAAGTTGGTGTAACTGCTGAAGATGAACCCCGTCTTAAAGTTGATGCTGGTGGGAAACTTACTTTTGGTGGTGGGTCTGCTGTTGGAGACACAACTCTTTACAGAAGCGCTGCAGATACACTCAAAACAGACGATGTATTTCAGGCCCTTGCTGGCGTAGTAACACTTGCTACTGCTGGAGCGCCATCTACAGCTCTTGCCGATGGCGCATTAGCCGTTGATACAACCAATGACGCATTATATTTCAGATCAGGATCAACATGGAATGAAGTAACAACGATTCCAACATCACTTGATGGTGGCAGTGCTACTGCTATCTACGATGGTGTGGAAGATGTTCTAGATGGAGGCGCTGCCTAATATGTCAACACGCATTAGATTCCGAAGAGATACAGCAGCTAACTGGACAACAAACAACCCAACACTCACAACTGGTGAATTAGGCTACGAAACCAATACTGGAAAGTTTAAGATTGGTAACAATACCAACGCATGGACAGCTCTTCCTTATTCAATTACGGCTGAACTAGCCGAAGGCAATCTTGACAATCTTAAAGATGTCACGATCACTAGTGCCGCTGACGGCGATTTTTTGCGATGGAATGCTAGTTCTTCTGTATGGATTAATGATGCTGTAAATCTTGCAACAGACACAGTTGGCTCATATGTTACGTCACTTGTTGCTGGAACAGGCGTAACACTTTCCAACAACTCAGGTGAAGGCGCAACACCAACAGTTGCCGTTGACACGGCAGTTATCCAAGCAAGAGTCACAGATGTTTCTGACACAGAAATTGGGTATTTGAACGGTGTTACTTCAGCAATCCAAACACAGATTGACACCAAAGCACCACTTGCTTCTCCGACATTAACAGGTGTACCTTTGGCACCAACCGCGGCTGCTGGTAATAACAGCACTCAAATTGCCACAACTGCTTATACAGATGCGGCAGTAGCAGCACTTGTAGACTCTGCTCCAGGAACCTTAAATACCCTCAATGAATTGGCTGATGCCTTGGGTGATGACGCAAGTTTTGCAACCACTACAGCAACTGCCATTGGTCTAAAAGCACCAATTGCTTCACCAACCTTTACTGGAACAGTAACAATTCCCGGTGGTGCATCAATTTCTGGTTTTGCACCACTTGCTTCACCAGCATTGACTGGAACGCCTACTTCAACAACGGCAGCAGTAGGTACCAGTACAACACAGATTGCTACTACGGCATTTGTTTTTAGTGCCGCAGATAATGACCAGTTCATTATCGCAGGGCAATTGTTCTAGTAACATATATACATACAACATAAGTACATACAGGAGATAGCACATGGCAACATATAGTAAACAGATACTTTCGTCAAGTACTGATGGTCGGGCACTCAAGGTAGTTGCAACAGCGATTGGTTCTTCGCCAACTTTGATTCATACTGGCTCTTCAGCATCAACAACTTTTGATGAGGTTTGGATTTACGCACAAAACAACCACACATCAGATGTTGCTTTGCGAATTGGTTTTGGTGGCGTAACAGACCCTGACGACATTATTGAATACACAGTAAAAACCAAAGGTGGTTTGTACCTTGTAATCCCTGGTTTGATCCTTAAAGGCAATGCAACTCCGCTTACTGTTAAAGCAGCAGCAGGAACCACAAACGTTATTTCTTTGTCAGGATATGTAAACCGAATCACGGCATAATTTATGTCTGAATTTCTTAAACGAGGAGCGGTTGGTCAAGCAGTAGGCGCTGGTCCTCTATCTCCTCGTTCAGGCAGGGGCAATAAAACAGACAATGTTTTTGCTTACATCTTTGGAAAAGGAATTGCTAAGTTAGCGGCTTTTGCTGATACGTTTACTCGTGGAGCAGTTGCTGGAGGCGGAGTTGATTGGACCGCGGTATCTGGAACTTGGGCAGTAACTGCTAACCAAGCAACAACTGCAACTGCTGCAGCATCTTATCCAGTTCTTGCCGTAGATGTAGTTTCTACCGAAGCCACCGTCAAGGCAACCCTCCCAACAACTCCTGCGTCGGGTGCTGGTGTATCTTTTTGGGTGACGGACGATAATAACTGGTGGGCAGCAGTTGTGGACAAGATCCAGCACTGCGGCACCATACAACTGTCCATCAGGTGGTAGTGCAAATAACAATACAGGAAACTGCTCCTATAACGTTCAAGGCGGCGGTCCGTATCAAGCACAAGGTGGCGGGTATTACGACTTCTTTTATGGTTGTCCAGAGCGCGAAGCAGGAGGAACTTGCTACAGTTGGAGTTGGCAGAACTGGCATCAAGCACCGCGATACAACGGCGCCTTTACTCCATACTACTACTACAACGTTGATGCTCCTTATAACTACAACTCAGTAACCTACGGCGGTACAGCAACAGCGTATAACCGAGCAGACTTGAAGATAATTAAAAAAGTAGCAGGAACAGTATCCACTGTCTCAACTACGGCGTTAGCCACGAACACAGCCTCTCAATATGTTAACTTCGTACAAGTTGCAACAACAGCAAATGGCGCCACAATTACAGCACAAACCAACGCTCAAAATACAGCAACCGCAGTGAATACGGCTTTAGTGGGTACTCCAGGTACTAAATTTGGATTAATCTTTGCGCCAGGAACAGTTGGACCAAGTTCGGCTGTTGAGTCATTTGAATTGTTTGAGAACTAAGCCATGAACAAAGAGCAAATTAAAAAAAGACTTGACATTTGCTATTCATGCAGTCGGCTTTTTAAGTATACTGCAACTTGCCGAGAATGCGGTTGTTTCGTGTTGTTAAAAACTCAACTTGCTAAGTCTAGTTGCCCAATTGGAAAGTGGAATACCTATGTCGCATAATCGCACAATTGCATACAACACAAATGATACAGACCTAGCAAAACTCGTATGGTCTGCCCTCTACTACATTACAGTCGCTGAGACTTTAGCACCAGCAGACATGGCACAGGAACAACTTGACGAAGTTGGCGTCTTAACTAAAGCCCACGCAAAATTGTTGTTAACTGCTATGCATAACACCTTTGTTCTTGAACCTACAGAAGAATTCCCTGTTGACGGAACTCACAACTTAATGGATGCGTACGGCAAATTTACAGGGTTACTAGAACAGGCAACATTCAACAACAATTTATAGATTTTACAACAATTTATAGACTAGGATTACAACATGGAAACAAAAATTACACCGAGCAGTTACGGCCCTATAATTTTGTACAGAGACATCGCTGTACATTTAAGTGATCAAGACGTACTTATCCATGTTGTAGATGAGGACCCAACACTTTTGCGTCGTCTTCAAGATTCTGTAATTGAGTTTTTTTCATCAATAAACCTTTTTACAGTTGAGTCTTTACCAAAACAGGCAAAACCCGATGTTGATTTGATAAACCGAGCAACCCACAGTCTGGAACTTTTTCATTCATTTGCTCACGTGACATATAGGCAGTATTTAGAGAAAAAAGTATCAAACGAAAAATCGTTACCTACCAAAGAACTTGAAAAACTGTTATTAGAACTACACCCAGAAGCGGCTTCTTTTTACAAAATTTCAAAATAAAAACTTATGTTAAGGTACGATTCTCCACAGACAGCCCCAATGCACCCGTTCGTGGTGGTTCACTCAGTTTTTACAAAAGAAGAATGCGATAGAATCATTAAAATAGGGTCGTCAAAACAGTTGGAAAAAGCACAAATTGGTAATGGGGGAGTGGATAATTCTGTAAGACAATCCAACGTTCGTTTCATAGACCCTGATGATTCAGATGCTGATGTTAGGTGGTTATTTGATAATTTAATAGAACTGGGCGACTCCGTTAATGAACGCTCGTTTCAATACGATTTAGAGTTTATGCCCGCTCCTCAGTACGCTCATTACACAGAAGATAACTTTCATGATTGGCACATGGATGTACTCTTAGGAGAACACACCACTTTCCCGATGGTTAGGAAACTTTCAATGTCGTTGCTTCTTTCTGATAAGACGGACTACGAGGGTGGCGCACTTGAGATTGACCGCAAACCAGATGGGACTGCTTGTAACATAATTAAACCAGACTTAGGAGCAGCTGTTCTATTTCCTGCTTGGATGACACATAGGGTCAATAAAGTAATTAGTGGAAATAGACATTCCTTGGTAGTGTGGTACTCAGGGAAAAAATTTAAATAAAATACAACAACTAAACAAAGGAAAATTAAAATGAAATTCAAACAGATAAACGAGAAGAAGGAACACGAGGTTTTTTGGGCACCATGGCGCAATCTTAAAAACCCCGATTTGTATACTGGTTTTATAAATCCTTGGGCATATGAAGAGCCGGAAAATTTGTGGAGTTCGTTAATCTCTAATAAAGCAAACTACAAAGAATACACTCCTAATATTTTTCAATGTCCAGCCGTGCGAGAAACAATGGAGTCTGTTTATATAATTAGAAACCCTACCGATTCTGACGCGAATATTGAGTTTGACGAGAATAAAGTCATCACAGGAGTAACTCAAGACCAAATGAGAGAATCGCCACATTTGGCAAGATACTCAACGGTTGAATCAACTATGGCTCACTTACCATCAATCAACAATCAAATTCTCTTTGTGTACAATTTTCCAATGTTATTTTTTAGCACCACGCCTTTAATGATGCGCCTTACTTCCCCATGGTTTGGTAATGCGCCTCACCTTAAGTATGGTGCTGTGATACCTGGAACATTTGATATTGGAAGATGGTTTAGACCATTAAATTTTGAATTCAATCTTTGGGACGATGTCACTCGCTTTGAAATTAAAGCAGAAGAGCCTTTAGCCTATGTTGAGTTTGCCACAGATAAAAAAATAGTGTTTACTCGTTTTGAGTGCAGTCAAAAACTGTTTGATTTGTCTAACGACATGATTTTGAACAGAAGGCCAAAACTAAAAACGCTTGCATCTCGCTACGATATGTTTGATAAAAATCCAATGCGTAATTTGATTTTAAATGAACTTGCAAAGAACATTGCAGGTTAACGACATGTCTATATTATCTCGCCCAACTTCAAAGGAAGAAAAGTATTACCAAGGTGATCATATAGGGGTGTGGGATAACTTTTTTTCACCAGAACTTTGTCAGAAATTTATTGATTTTTACGAATATCGTTCTAAGATCGCGTTTCAACGGAACACTTCAGACAAGCAAGATTTTTCTGTAAGTATCGGGCATGAATTGGAAATGCGAGAATTGCTGGTGGATCAGTCAATGAGTGACGAATTCATTAACGAATTTTTAAATAAATTTTGGCAAACTTGTCTACCAATGTATGTTGAAAAACACCCAAATATGTCTACTGCTGTATCGCCATTGGTTATGTCAACAATTAAAATACAAAAAACACTCCCCCAAGGTGGCTACCACGTATGGCATTGCGAGCAGGCAACTATAGAAACAGGGCGAAGAATGGCTTTTATTATTCTTTACCTCAACGATATTACCTCCGGTGGTGAGACAGAGTTTCTTTATCAATCCGCTCGTGTTGAGGCTTCACAAGGTCGCTTGGTGCTAGCACCAGCCGCCTACACACATATGCATAGAGGCAATCCACCACTTGATAGCGCAAAATACATCCTTACTTCGTGGATAGAGTTTGAGAAGTAGAAGGGTAACACTGTTATACTTTGTTTGATATAATTAACCATCCATTTCGGGTAGTAGTAGCTTAAGGAGACATTTATGGCAATATTTAGTAAATTATGTTTACAACCAGCAGGTACAACAGGAACAGGTTTGGCAATCAAAGTTGCCGCTACTGCAACTGCAGGTACAGCAATCCATACAGCGTCATCTACTGCAACCACGATTGACGAAGTTTGGTTGTATGCAGTCAATACTTCAGCCTCTGCAGTAAAACTTACTATTGAGTGGGGCGAAGCAACTGCCCCCGATGGCAACATTGAACTCACAGTGCTGCCAGAGGCAGGTATCGTAACTGTCGTTCCTGGCTTTTTGTTACAAGGCAACGCAACACCAAAAGTCGTGAAGGCTTTTGCTGCAACAGCAAATGTGATTTGTATTCATGGGTTTGTTAATAGAATTACGGTGTAACTATGTCTACCAGGCGTGAACTCGGATATGTGAGCGCAGGCTCTACTTTAAATGGTATTTCGGATGTAACAATCACAACAGCTGCTTATGCAATTGGCGATACGGGTCCTGGTGGTGGAAAAATATTCATCACACCTTCTACGGCTGGCAACTCTACTGGTCAATATTTTGAAGTAGCTCCATCTAGTGCTCAAGTAGCTAGAACTTGGGCAACATATGCTAATTCAAACCAAACAACAGCAGTTTCTGGTGCTGATGGTACCGCAATCGGAACAGGTGCTCAAAACACGATAGACATCGTTGCGCAGGCAGGAAACGTGGCTGCAACTTCAGCCGCTGTGTATGCTTCTGATTACACAAATGGCGGTTTCTCTGATTGGTTTTTGCCATCCAAGAATGAACTGAACGAGTTGTACACACAGAGAGCGGTTCTTAGTTCTCCTCAGAGCAACTATTGGAGTTCTTCTGAGTACGACGCCACCACTGCTTGGTATCAGGACTTTATCAGTGGCGCTCAGTACGCTGACCTAAAGATGTTCGGCAGCCCGCCCCCCGTCGCGATCTACGTGCGTCCAGTGCGGTCATTCACTGCCGCAGACAACCCTGTTGCAGTTTCAGGTCAGGCACTGACGTGGAATGGTACAGCATGGGTTAATAGCACATTGGCAGCGGCACCTAAAGTTTATGTCACAAAGTACACAACTTATACCGACACTTCATGGACTTGTCCTGCTGGTGTCACACAGATAAAACTGACACTCATCGGTGCTGGTGGAGCGGCTGGCAACGTTGAGGCAATAACGGTTGGGTCTTCTTCTTCAAATACTTTCCCTGCCGACACTGCGGAATCAACAACGTTCACGGTTGGTGCAACCGTATACACGGCACTTGGTGGGAAAAAGGGGGTAAACGTTTCCATTACAGGACCCTCTTTTTCGGGGCAAGGATATTGGTACAACTCCCAATTTAGTTCTGGTTCAGGTTCTGGTACAGCAGCCTCGTTCGCAAGGTATCCTGGCTGTGGCGGCGCCCCTGGATATGCATCTGCGGATACTGGTTTAACATACACGGACGGCAATAATACTTCTGATAAATTTAGCCACACATCAAGAGCATACGCATACGGAAACCCTGGTCAAGATGGCGTAATAGAAGTTTTCCAAGTCACTGTTGTTCCATCAACAACATACTCGTTTGTGATTGGGAAAGGCGCAGCTTTTGCGGCCAATGGTTATACCACTGACGCATGGATGGGATCAAACGGCGGCGTCATCATAGAATACGTAGTTTAAGGAGACATCATGGAATACACATATGAAATAGATAACAACAACAAAGTCACTATTACGCAGACGGAAAATGTTGGGGCAAGGACTTCTCGCAATACCTTAATCCAACCCAACTCCCAAAATGGCGGTGCGCCTTGGACAAGAGAAGAAGCTGAGCAATGGGCAGAAACAACCATCCAAGCCATGAAAGACAACAACGACATTTTTGCCACCCCTGCCTAATACAACGGCAACATGCGTGGGTCGCTATTTAACTAAGTGGCTGATATCGCTACCAGCAATCCTGTTTGATATACTTAACCCATACATTACAGAACTATAAAGAGGAAAAATGGCCCAAGCATACAAAGTCCTAGCACAATCTGCCCCTGCAGCCACAACAAACACGGATATGTACACCGTTGGCGCTGGTCTGCAAATCGTGGCTTCAACAGTTACGGTTTGTAACCGTGGGGCGTCTGCAGCTCTTTACCGAATTGCCGTTCGTAATGGTGGGGCAGTTTTAGCCAACCAGCATTACATTGCGTATGACGCCACCGTAGCGGCAAACGACACAATCGCTTTGACCCTTGGTTTGACATTGCAAGCGTCTGATATTATTACAATCTATTGCAATAGCGCTAACTTATCGGTTAGCATTTTTGGTTGTGAAATCACGTGATCTACAGGTTTGTAAATGCGTCAATAAGTCGCACGGCACAAGCTAAGTTTTCATTAGAACGTTTTACAGGAAATAAACTTAAAAGAACTTATCGCCTTACTTGCGGAGACAAGGATGTCTACACGGGAGTAGATTCTTGTGTTGGGTTTAATCTTTACAGGTCTTACCACGACGGTGTTTGTGGAGTTTACGGCACCCTGCACCAAAGCAACAGTACGACTTGTGGTTATGTTGCTCCAGCACCACCCGCACCACCAGCACCAGTTTCACCAGTAGGAGTTTCACCAGGAGGAGGAGGAGGAGGAGGACCAGTAGGCTCTCCGAGTACAAATTGCGCTTCTTGTAACGGGATTGCAACTAACACGTCAGACAGCTATGTTTGCGATCAAGGTCTTTTAGTCACTTACAGGACGTATTATTGGACGGCACCATATGGTAATCCTGCTGGTTGCACTACGTGTCCATCACAAGAAACCCACGAAATTGCACGAGTTTGTTCAATTCCACCATGTAGTGGTCCGTGCTAGGGTTGAGGCCACCAATAAGGAGATCTTATGTCTATAACAAGTCAACCGCGGTTAAACATGAAAAATATGAAAGCGTTTGCTGTAGTAGTAGAAGGAGACGTTGCTTTTACTATGAGTCATCCAATTGAGGTAGAAAACATAATTGCTGCTTTAAGTTCAAATCCTCAAATAGTTGAGGTCCCAGATGATGTCATAAACGATGTTACGTTTGGTTGGACTTTTGACGGAACAAACTTTATCCCACCATCGGAGTAACAATTGAGTCCTTGGCAAGAATATAAAAAGAAAATGGGAACTGCTCGTCCTTGGCAACTTTTAGATCCATCTAATTACGTAGATGAGAATTTAGAAAAAGAAAGATATGATATATGCCTTTCTTGCCCAGAGTTAATCGCTTTAACAAAACAATGCAAACAGTGTGGCTGTGTTATGCCGCTTAAAACTAAGCTGAGGAATGCAGTATGTCCACTAGGCAAATGGTAGGAGAGAATGAACTTGCCCCTGGAATAGTTGTATATTCTTACGATAAGGGTATAGCAAATGAATGGCTTCTGACGTTAAAAACATATTCTGAACCACTCTTGGCTTATGGAACAGTTTATACAAAAAAAGAAGATGGTTACCATTCAACAGTAAATTTAGATCATAGAAAATGTAAAATCTTTTCTGGAAGTGATTTGCCGGGTTGCCATACTGAAGATCCATTAAGAATTCTTTCAGATCAAGTACACAGTTTTATGGACGAAAATGTTGCAAAATTTTGTAGTAAATACAGCGCTCATGAGGCGATAAAAAACCATGATGCAATATTTTTAAAGTATGAATCAGGCGATTACTTCAATGACCATAACGATGATTGCCCAACATACCCCAGAACTGTTTCTTCCATTGTTTACTTTAATGATGACTATTCTGGAGGCGAGCTTTGTTTTAAACATTTTAATATTGAATACAAACCAAAGCAGGGCGATTGTCTAGTCTTTTCGTCAGCATTCCCGTATATGCACAGCGTAAAGCCAATTATTGAAGGAACAAGGTATGCAGTTGTTAATTGGTATAAGTACATCTAGGTAAATTCAGATAGGATTAGTCTGTGTCAATAGGAATTGGAATAACAACAAGAAATAGGCCAGACTGGTCAAGACTGGAACGACGTTATGGAAAGGATACTGAAGTTATGATAGTTATAGGAACAACACTCGCAGCATTCGTTATGGACAACGAAGATCACTGGGGTTCTTGGATGCGTAATGCTGAAAAAGTAAAAGAAAATTATCAGCATTTTGGTGACTGGGCCGATGTTCAGTATTTCGCAGCAATTCAGGTAGACGCCAGAGGTTTAGAACCTTTTAAACTTTTTACTGACAGGCTTGAAGCAATTGGGGGTACGTTTTGGACATACTCGCTTGACGATGGACGCACCGAAGTGAGTACCAAAAATAGAATTCGTCACCTTACAGTTGGGCAAAATCTTGTAAACGATTTTGCGATGTCAAATCCTGCATGTACACATATGTTGTTTTTGGCTGCTGACACAATGCCACCAGATGACGTTCTTCCAAAAATGTTAGAGATGGATCACCCGTTATGCGCTCCATATATCACTACGTATGGATTGCGCGGTCCATCAGTCCCTCAATATCCATTCCCTGTCATGGATACAATGGCATCTGCGGCTGCAATATTTATTGCAAGAGAAGTGTTTTCGGGTATTCGTTGGAGATGGGACATGGATAAAAATATGTCAGATGACCCATGTTTCCATCACGACGCACTTCATTATTTAAAAATCCCAACCTATGTACGAGAAGACTGTCTTGCGCGACATTTTCCAGAAGCGGTTGGGGCCATTGAAACCCGTGGTCACGATATGACGGTTCATAGGTGATAAAAAAACTGCGGGAATTTTATACACCTGAAGAACTAGTAAAAATTTATCCCCAGCCACATGACCATGCGATGTATGGACGCGGACATGGCATTCGTGTGAATATGACAATACATCTTGCTCAAGATATGGCTTATCAGGTAAAAGCAAAATCGGTTGCGGACTTGAGTTGTGGTAATGGCGTAATCGCTAAAGCGCTAAATATTGAAGAGACAACACTGGGTGATTATGCGCAGGGTTATGAATACTCTGGACCGCTAGAAGTCAATTTAAAAAATATTGAAAATGTAGATTTGTATATTTGTTCAGAAAGTATTGAACACGTTGAGAACCCAAGTTCAGTCTTGAATTTGATAAGACAAAAATCTAAAACACTAGTTCTCACAACTCCAATTGATGCCTGGCATGATACAAACGAGGAGCATTACTGGGCTTGGGGTAGACAAGACGTTGAGGCTCTTTTAAAGAATGCTGGATGGAACCCAGATATTTTTATTATGCTTGATACGACAGTATTTAGCGAACCATACATATATGGAATGTGGGGATGTAAATGAAAATTCTTATTACTGGTGACGCAGGTTTCGTAGGTGGATATTTTCACAAGGCACTTGATGGCCATGACATTACAGGTGTAGATATAAAAAATGGATTGTCTAAGTGGCAAGACGCTAGATATTTTTTTGCAAATGACAACACATACTTTGACCTCGTTGTTCACCTTGCGGCAATTGTTGGAGGACGGGCGACTATAGAGGGTGAGCCATTATCTGTTGCAGTAGACCTCGCAATTGATTCTGAATTATTTCAGTGGGCGCTTAAAACAAAGCCAAGCAGAATCATTTATTATTCTTCTTCTGCTGCTTACCCAATAAAATTACAAGACTATAGCTCCAGTCATAGTCTCACCGAAACAGACATAGACCTTTCTGACATACAGTCGCCCGACTATACCTATGGCTGGGCGAAACTAACCGGAGAAATGCTTGCTGGCTACGCAGAAAAAGAAGGATTGCGCGTACATGTATTTAGGCCCTTTTCTGGCTACGGAGAAGACCAGTCACTGGATTATCCTTTTCCGTCGTTTATAAAACGTGGTGTTGAAAAAGCGAATCCATTCAAGATTTGGGGTTCTGGAAATCAGGTTAGAGACTTTATACATATGGAAGATGTGGTTGCAGCAACGCTGGAAGCCGTCAAACAAGATATACAAGGACCAGTCAATCTAGGACTTGGAAGACCAACATCATTCAATGAGTTAGCAAAGCTTGTTTCCAGTGAATGTGGATACTCTCCAGAAATAGAACATATAATTGGAGCACCAGAAGGTGTTCAGTATCGCTGTAGCGACCCGACAAAAATGCTTTCCTTCTATACTCCAAAAATATCTCTTGAGGAAGGAATTGCAAGGGCAATAAAATTTATGCGCTAAAATGTGGTGTGAGATTTAAATTCCGCCCACTGCAACTGCTTCCATTGTTTATTTGGTTACTTCCTTTTTTTGCACAGAGTGTTCCAGCAAAAGCAGACGTGCTTGGAAACTGGTCATATAGCCAATCGCAAGCATGCAATGGTTCTGTTGAGGTAGTTGGTAATGTGATTACTCTTCACGGACCTGATTACGGTGGTTGTAGCGGTGCCGCTCATTGGGTTAAAATTGAGACCACAATTCCTCAGGGTGTAAGCACAGTGGATTTTACTTGGGCATATCAAACCAACGATGGTGCTAGCTACGACCCTCCGCAGTACGCAGTCAACGGTGCGTACGTCCAGCTAACTAACGCAAACAATGCGACAGGTTCAAAGTCAATTCCAGTTCAAGAGGGTGATATCTTTACGTTCCGTCAGTATTCCACTGACTCTTGCTGCCAGCCAGGTCATTTGACCATCAGCAATCTTTCATTGTGGACAGCGGCGCCAGAAACGACAACTACCACTGCTACCTCTTCAACTACTACAACTACTACAACTTCACCTTCAACAACCACTTCAACAACCACATCCTCAACGACAACCACATCATCTAGCTCGTCATCCACAAGTACCACGGAAGTTGCCACAACAACCACAAGCACGTTGCCCCAAACAACAACATCAACTTCAACGACATCTTCAACATCTACAACAACCCTTCCTCAAGAAACGACCACAACGAGCGAGCCAGTTCAGTCAACAACAACCATGCAAACGACAACAACAAGCACAACGACGACCATCCCAATTCAAGTAACCACCACAACTTCTGCACCATATACGCCTCCTCAAACTACTACAACTATTTCCACCATTGAGACTCTACCCGTAACCACCATAACCGTACCCGATACCACAATTGATTTGCCCGATACCACAGAACCAGAAACATCTACAACCTATCTTCCCGATCTTCCTGAAGATATCGTTGAGCCTGTTGAGACAACCATTCCTGAGACAGTCGTTCCTGATCTCGTAGACGTGATTCTTCCTGACGAAACAGAACAGCCAAAAGAAATATTAGAGCTGCCGGAATATACAACAGAAACAACGCTAGTAGAAGTAGAGGATTCATCACCTACTACGTTACCATTTATTTTTGACGACAACGTTGATTTCACCGAAATATCTGACGATGATTTTAGCGAAGCAATTGACGCAATCTTTGACGACCTACAAGACACAGAAGGCATTACAGAAGTTCTCGGCTCATTCCTTGATGCCGATATCTCTGAAGAACAATTTGAAGCAGTACTTGACACGGTATTTGAGGATATCTCAGACACAGAACAAGTAACTGCGGTTATTACATCCTTGCTATCTGAGGATTTGAGCGAAGAAGAACTTGTATCGGTTATGGAAGCGGTGTTTAGCAAAGAGGCTTCTGTTGAGCAAATGAACGCAGTTGTGGATGACCTTTTAGAAGCAGACTTGTCTGGAGAAGAATTGGCAGCAGTTTTTGATGCTGTGTTTGACGGAGACCTATCGGACGAAGAAACAATTGAATTGGCTCAAGACGTCCTTAAGGGCGAACTTAATACCGAAGAATTTGGAACTGTCATTGACGCCATCTTTGACGAAGTAGTAACCGACGAGGTTTTGATTGAAACATTTACTGCTGTGTTAGAAACCGAACTTAATACAGAAAAGTTTGAAGCGATTGTTAATGTCCTTGAATCTGAAGTTATATCCAACGAACAAGTCTCCGAAGTAGTTACTTTGATTATTGAGCAAGAAGGTGGGGTTAGTGAAGAGCAAGCAACAGAACTCGCAACAAGTGAAAAGGTGTTGGAAAGCATTGACGGGGAACAAGCAACGGAAGTGTTTGATGCCGTGGTTGCGTCTGAGGTGTCGCCAGAGGATGGGTTAGCAATTTCGGAAGCCGTGCAGGAAGCGCCCAAAGAAGTTAGAAAATCATTTGAAAAAGAATTAAATGTTTTTGAAGGTGTATTTGATGTGTATGTCCCCATGGGTTCCAGAGTGCCAGTGAGTGATCGCCGTGTCCTAGTTGGCGTGGGTGCTGTATTATTAAGTGTCCCAGTTCGCGTGCGAGTTGGGTAAGGTTAACCATCTACAATCGCATTAGAGGCCTCTAGGAGGCCGTTACAAGCGACAAAATACCACATGAGCTACTTGATAGCGGACTTTATCAAAACGAGCGTATATGGAGTTTTATGGAAAACCTTAAAAAAGAGTTAAAAGGCCTTATTTGGACTTTAGCCGGAACTGGGTTGGTGCTAATCACCCTGTCTGGAAGTACTCGCACAACTGGTATTTGGATCAGCATTGCTGCTATAGTTCTCTCGCTAGGAAGTGCGTATTTATCTAAAGACGAGTAAGGGTGCATGAAGCGGAACACAATAGGGTTTTTAACATACGATTGGGCAGTTGGAACACAACCATTACAACCTAACGGGTGCGCTTGGTATCGCTGTTTGCTACCCATGCGTGAACTTGAAAAATACAATTGGCGAGTTGGCTTAGGATTGCCTCAGTTTAACAAAGAACACGGTTTTGGGATGATTTTACAAAAAGACAAAGCCGTTCACGGTTGGGACATTTTAGTTTTTAAATTGTTGATGAGAAAAGAGATTGCGTCAGCAATGCCCATTGCAAAAGCTTTAGGACAAAAAATAGTAGTTGATATTGATGATTTTTTTGATGGGCTAGATGAAAGCAATCAAGCATTTGCGTCTACAGACCCCAAGAGAAATGAAGATAATAACAGAGAACATTATAATTCTATTATTAACCAAGCAGACGCCCTTATTACATCAACTCCTTTTTTGTATGACTATTATTCAACTAAACACAAACATGTCTATCTAGTTAGAAACGGTATTGATTTAGATAGATGGACGCGACGCACTGATAGAGCCGTACGTAGACCAACTATTGGTTGGGTTGGAGCAACTCCTTGGAGATCCAGGGATTTAGAAACTTTGTCATCGTGGATCGGGCCATTTATAAAAAAGAACAATTTGTTGTTTCACCACTCTGGGTACACTAGAAATTCGCCATTAGCTAGAGAACAATTAAACATAGACAAACAACGCTGCACAGACACTCCGTTATGTCCTATTAAAGAGTATCCTAAGTTGTTTACTAAGATGGATATTGGCATTGTTCCTCTTAATGATTTGCCATTTAACCACGCCAAGTCTTATATTAAAGGACTTGAATATGCTGCTGCTGGCGTCCCGTTTGTATCTTCATATTCTCCTGAGTACCAGTATCTAGCAGATGCTGGGGTCGGTAGGGTGGCTCGTAGCGCTGAAGAATGGCAATATCATTTAAGCGAATTAATCAACCCGCAACTTCGCAAAGACGAAGCCGACGTTAACTATGAGATATTAAAAGAAAACTTTACAATGACCCAAATTGGCGCCGATTGGCATGAGGTAATGACTCAAATACTAGCCTTGTAGTTTGTTCTATAATATAATTTATGGCTAGACAAAGAGGAATTAACCCTGACGCCCGCAGCCGCATTCGCGCTGCTCTTCAAGATACTAAAGGTTCTTTTGCACTTGCATCAGACGAAGCTAAAGAAGCATTGTTTTATGCTGAAGAACGGTTTGATCCATGGACAGCAGCCACACAAGGTGCTGACAATGAAGACCCTAGTCAATTAGGTGAACGAACAAACGGACAAGACAGCACACGGTTGTTGTCTGCTCAGTACTTCTTTAACAAAGAAACGTTAACCGGAGACATTTATTTAAAATTTAGAGGACAGGCAAAGAGGACAAATGGACCTTATTATGTATTTAATAATGTTCCAGCATTTGTTGCAAAACGTTACATGACTGCATTGTCCAAGGGTAAAACATTCAACACGATGGGACTATCCGGCGGGTATACGCGAGACACAACTAAATATTCTTTAGAACCAGCAACTCCGTTTGGTGCAAAAATTCAAAAAGGTAATTACGGGAACGTTCCTCCAATTCCAGGAGTTCCTAAATCTAACCCTCTTTCAGAAAAAGCTTATGAGTCAGGTATTGGAATCCCACAACAATCGGACAATACTTAATTTAAAATTACGTTAGGCTACACAACATGTCTATTAACACGGTTCACGGCTTTTGGTTTGTCTATTGGATAGTTCGTGATACTGCAACGAAACCCACGCCAAGGATGGCTGTAGGTTGGCTTCGTGAACTGGGTGGGTACTGGCGTGTTGGAAAAGGGATTCAAATTAAAACAGGAAAGTACATTACACAAGTTGGCGTTTGTAAAAAACGAGAATTTACAAATGAAGAAGAGGGCACGTTGAACGTTCTTGAAGGTAGGATGATGACAACACTTACTAGCGAAATTGGAGATTGGCGTTGAGACTGTTTAAGACTAACAAACTGCTTACTGAGGAAAAAGAAAGAACTCGTGCACAGATGCGTGCAGAAAGATTAGATACTTCATCTCTGTATACATGGATGGATAATTCCATTATGTCTTTGGGTGCTTCTTTTGATAACTGGCGTTTTAAAAGTGCCCCATCATCGGAAGTTGCTTCATGCATAGAGGCTATTGCTGTGGTATGGTCAGAAATTGAAAAGAGGAAAAATGACCGACACAAGTAGACCACCAGAAGAACTAAAAATGGATAAAGTCGTAGTGATGCTACGAAAGATGGCAAACGACATTGGGTCGTTTCCACGAAACAACATTATTAAACGGGAAGACTATCGTTTAGTTGCTGATGTTAACGACCTTTACAATTTTCTAATTTGTGTTGAAGATCTTTATGAATACCACAAAGGATTAGTGCGCCCAACGGAAGTACATCCGGACCAACTATCATTATTTGAGATGTAGTGTATCCTTATATGAATGAGCGAAATACTAACTGACGAACAATTACCAGAGGATTTAGTTGAAGAATTAGACGAAACCTCGGCTGAGTTTGTAGAGCAACTCGTCACAAAACTGGTTTTGTTTACAGAACAATTCTGTGACATTGAGTTTTTTCCTTATCAAATTCCCATTGCTTATCGGGTAATTGAATCCATCGTGCTGGGTGACGGCGAAGAAATAACATTAGTTGCAACTCGTCAAAGCGGTAAATCAGAAGTCATTTCTAATGTGCTTGCATCCATGATGGTCATTCTTCCAAAGTTAGCTCCCGTATATCCGACATGGTTGTCCAAATTTAGTAAGGGCTTTTGGTGCGGTGTGTTTGCTCCCGTTGAAGACCAAGCCGATACTGTGTTTAGTCGCATAGTTAATCGTTTGACATCAGACCATGCTTTGACATTTTTGTTAGATCCAGAAATTGACGACAGTACCAAGGCTGGTGGCACACGAGGTAAAGGAAAGATTCTGGCTTTAAAAAATGCTGGATCGTTATGCCGTATGCAAACCTGTAACCCCAAAGCCAAAATTGAATCTAAAACATATCACTTTGTATTGATTGACGAAGCTCAAGAAGCCGACGAATACGTAATTGCAAAATCCATAAAACCAATGTTGGCGTTTAACAACGGAAGCATCATGTTAACTGGTACAGCTTCGCGCACTAAATCCTATTTCTACAAGATGATTCAGTACAACAAACGACGAATGACCAGCAGTAAAAAAAGCATGCGAGATTGTCATTTTGAGTATGACTGGCGAGTTGCTTCCAAGTACAACCAGAACTACCTAAAATTCATCTCCAAAGAAAAGTTAAGGATTGGCGAAGATTCGGACGAATTCCAAATGTCTTATTGCAACCGTTGGATGCTTGAGAAAGGTATGTTTGTTACCGAAGAGCGTATGGAACGGTTGTACGAACCGTCTATGCCGTTGGTCAAGCAGTGGTGGAGAACTCCTGTAGTTGCCGGAATTGACGTTGCTAGATCCAATGACTCTACGGTAGTAACTGTTGTGTGGGTGGATTGGGACCATCCAGATCCATTTGGTTTTTACGAACACAGAATTCTAAATTGGTTAGAAATTAACGATCAGGAATGGGAAAGTCAATACTTTCAAATTGTTGATTTTTTGCGCAATTATGAAGTCTGTAAAGTTGCCGTAGACGCCCAAGGCGTTGGTGGTGCGGTTGCTGAGCGTCTTCAAATCCTTTTGCCACATATGGAAGTAACGGCTACCTCGTCTGATTCAAAAAGCCAAAATGAACGATGGGTGCATTTAACAGAATTAATTCAAAGAGAACAACTTATTATTCCTGGACACTCAAAAGCCAGACGCACCAAATCATGGAAACGATTTAACCAACAAATGAACGATTTGGAAAAAGTTTATAAAGGTCCGTATATGTTGGCAGAAGCCCCAGACGAAAAAGGAGCCTTTGACGACTACCCGGATTCGCTTGCTTTGGCGTGCTCTACAACCCTACATGACACAATGCCTACAATCCAAGTTGGGGAAAACCCGTTCTTTAATTAATGGTATTCTGTAATATCCGATTAACTCTAAGGAGTGACACATGACAGTATCACCAGTACCTATGTTTCCAGAAGTAGGTCGTAATGAAATCATGTTTGAAGGCGAGTACGCCCCAAGCATCCCAGGCAACAAGGGTCCGCTTCGCTTTGAAGAAGGCGTTGCTACAGACACCGACGTTCCAAACGACTTTGCCAAAGGCGCATACGAGGACACAGCTCCATCACCAATGCGAATGAACCATAACAACCCTGAAATGTTCTACAAGCATGCCGCAGACACTATGCGCGAGCGTGCACACGTAGGTTCAGCTTCGTGGGTTGAAGCACCATCGGTGCTCAGTGAGTTTGTGGAAGGTGCTATGTCTGGCGACGACATGCCGAAGTGGGAGTATTCCTACAACAGCGGTGGCCACATGAACCGTCCAAACGTAACTGTCGTTAGCGACTAACAGTGGACGGCGGAACAGTTTCCGCATCTGAGTCTGGCGGTCTTTCATCTGGAGACAGCGGTCTCACAGGAACGCAGGAACTATCTGAAAGTATTGCGCAAACCTACGGGTTAAGTCCTGTTGGTGCGTTTAACCCACGAGGTTACCAAAGCAGAAAAGGTATTTTTAAAAACCTTGTTCTGCGCACCCCACCAGCATCTGCTGAATTGCGAGAACGACGACATCCGTTTGTCCTTACCTCGTACTTAAAGAATACACTTGGTGTTTCGGTTTACCAACCAACGGGTTATGCCATGCCAAAGAATTTAGCAGGTTCTGGTTTGCAACCAACTGCGCTTTCTAACCAACAGTTTTCAGAAGAACCTGCAGACCCAGTTGATTCCGCATTTAGTACACAGTCTCCGCATTTAGATGCTGGTGTTCGTGATGTTAAGCGTCCGGAAGAAGAAGGGCGATTGAGCAAAGAAACCGATCTCCGCAGGCGTGCATTGCATGTTGAAAAAGGTCGCAAAGACAAATACGACTACGGGAGTTAACAACATGGCAACTGGACGAAGATTAATGACTGACCTTTTGTCGGGGATATCAGTTAGGGACATTGAACGTACTTACAGAGATACTGACAAATTAAAAAATGCACAAGACAAATTTCAAAGCATTGCTAGCGAAACTGAAAACCCAAAAAGGATAGACAAAAAAACAGGCAAACCAAGGACAGCTTCAGGAAATATTAAATTTTTAAGTAGCAGTATTAAATTTGACAAAGCAGGAACATCATCAGACCCCATGGTACGCAAAACCAGTCAAAGGGGGATGTACCTTATGCCAGCTGGATTATACGGAACGGCTGACTGCTGTGGTCATAAAACTGGTCCTTGTTCAGCGGCGTGTTTACACGATACTGGTTTTCAGGATTTAGCTAACCAAATAGCCCGAACAAAGGCTTTAGAGCAAATGGGACCTGATGCACTTGCAATTCTTGCGGCTGAAACTGATGACCATGTTCGGGAATCAGAAAACTATTCACGATTAAAAGGTGGCCCATATATTCCAGCAATTCGCTATGACGCTACGAGTGAATTGAAAATAGACAACATGGAGGCAGGCGATTTTATAATGGGTAGGCACGCTACTCTGCACACGGAAGGTCCTTTCAAGGGATTACCTCGCTTGCTTGTTCCAGAGTACGCTAAAGAGCATGCTAAAGACGTACTCTCAGGCCCTGAACCTGTTAGTAGACAACCTAACGTAACCAGAGTTCCAAGTTGGAGTGAAAAAACAACTCTTGCACGTGGGCAGCAATTGCGAAGTAGAGGTATTGACATTGCTGTTCCCGCAACAAACTATGGAAGTTCTACAAATCCCAAACCAGTACCATCACACGTTAGTGTTCAGTTTGAAGGTGGTTCTTTAGTGTTGCCTGCGGCTGACTACGACGAACATGACAACATATCTTTACGTCCATTTACAGGTTCAGCAGGAATACTTCGTGCAAAAAATCCAACATGGGGGCAAAAACGAAGCACCCCTAGACAACGAATGGCAGAAAGGTTTTTAACAGGAGACCACACGCCGTATGAACCAGGAGTTAATTTTGAAGGACCATCTCCTGTAACTGATCCTCAAACATCGGAATTACACAACAATGTTCGTCGTAGGCTTAACACAAGATCAGATTTTGGTAGCCGCGAGCAGTCAAGAAAGCAATTGGGAAATGACTGACGCCTGGGCAATAGTTATTGCTGCATCCATTCCTGTTTTGGCTACGGGAACTGGTTGGGTACTAAAACTTTTAATTACCCTTGCAAAAACAAATAAAGATGACCACAATAAAGTCATGGAAGAAATGCAAATTTTAACAAAGAACGTTAAAAAAGTAGGAAAGAAATTAGATAAACACATAGATTGGCACACCTATGAAAAATAAAGATTTGTTTGTTAATGTCCTACTCAGAATACTTGCAACCTTTGCAGCCTCTGGTTTGGGTGTAATTGGTGCAGGCGCAATTGCCGGAGTTCCACTGTGGAAAGCTTGCTTTATGGCTGGTATTGCTGGTGTTGCTTTTGTCGTGGAAGGCTTGTCTCGTTCTTTCCTAGATGACGGAAAACTTACTCTTTCGGAAATTAATGATGTTTTTAACAAAGTTGATGGCAAAGAGTCTGCAATAAAAGAAGAACCAAATAAAGCAGTTAAACCCAAAACAAAGGATGTACAATGAGTAAAGTTGCGTGGGACTACATTGTTCCTATTGTTATGCCCAAAGACCTTAAAGGAGTTGATCCTGGAAAACTGCCCGAATCTCTACTTAGACCAATCCCAGGAGGCGGAAAACTTCACTGGCGAGCAGCCGACGCATGGAACGCAATGGTCGCCAAAGCCAAAGCAGACGGGCTTGAACTCAAGCCCACATCATCGGGCGACCTCTATCGCTCTTACGAGTCGCAATTGGCGGGCTTTAAACAGCGCTACGTTTTGGAACCGATTTCAGGAACAAGCACAAAATCATTTGAGGGAAAAACCTGGTACTTAAAAAAAGGAATGGCAATGCTTGCCACGCCAGGAAAATCAAACCATAACCTTGGTATTGCTGTTGACGTGCATTCAGCAGGTGAACCAAAGCGCCTTAATTGGTTGATTGCAAACGTTAAAGATTTTGGATTTTCTTGGGAAGTGGTTCCAAGCGAACCCTGGCATTTGCGACTAGTAACTGGTGATAACCCAACCCCAGCAGTAGTTGCTTTCACTAGCGGGCAGCCAGCAGTTGCGGCACCTGTTGTTAATTTGGCAGTAGCCCCACCAACGTCTGCTCATAAAGATGAGAAAAAAGAACTCCAACAAGCCCTTAAAGACAAAGGTTTTTATAAAGGCGCAGTTGATGGCGATCTTGGGCCACAAACCCAAGAAGCAATTAAGGCGTTTAAAGTTGCCAACAAACTTAACGCTGATTCTGTTGTCGGTCCAAAAGTGAAAGAACTTCTCGGCTTAAAGTAAACATTACAACACTCTGTTGACGACCCGCCACTGAGTTGATAGTATGCCTGTATGCGGGTTTCAGATATTGATCTAATTGTTTACTTCTTACGAAAAGTCTATCCAGGGAAAATGGAAGAAGAAGAGTTAGTAAACTTGATAGACAAGCTGTTGTTGGAGAAGAAAAACAAATTGGCTAAAAAGGAACCAAAATGACAAAAGGTACACAAAAAGAAACACTGCTTTCAAAACTAGCAGTGATGTCAGAATCAGTTGAAGCACCTTGTCCGTTGGGGAAACTTTACAAACGATTAGACAAAGAAACAGCGCAGGCTTTTATATCTGCACTACAAAGTCCTGCTTCAACAAGTCAAATACATAAAGCATTAATTACAGAAGGATTTTCAATATCAAGAACTACAATCAACCATAAACGTCATTGTTTTAAAACAGGAACAGATGATCAATGTTTATGCTTTCCTAACAACCTGGAGAAAAAACAATGAGCAACTTACAAAACAAATTAACTAATATCGCGTCTGAACAAGAAAAAAAACAACGCAAGGATAAGCTGCTTAGTTCTTTAGCAGACGTGTTGCTTGAAAAAGATATTGATGTATCTGAAATAGGTGACATCAAAAAAGTTACTGTTACACAGCGTTTTTCTAAAGACAAAGAAGGTGAACCACAAACTCAAGAAACAGTCGTTGTTCAACTATCTCCTAAATGGGAAGTTGGACCAGAATGGCCTGTTGTCAAACAAGGTCCAACTTTTAAAGTTCCAGTAAACAAAGTTTCTGCTAAGCCAACTACGGGATTCAAAACATGCGTTGTTGTTCCTGACTTGCAAATTGGATTTTATCGCGGCAGGTCTGGCGACCTTGAACCTACACATGATGAAAAAGCAATTGCTGTTTCATTATCCATAATTAAAACTGTAAAGCCCGACGTCATTGTTTGTGTTGGTGATAACTTGGATTTGCCAGAAATGGGCAAGTATCTTACGTATCCAGCATACGCACAAACAACGCAAGCATCTGTTGATAGGGCTACAGCTTTTTGCGCAGAGATGCGAAACGCTGCTCCTAGTGCACAAATAATTTGGTTGGCAGGAAACCACGAAGAACGAATGCCAAAGTATTTATTAGTAAACGCTGGTGCTGCTTACGGTTTAAGAAAGGGAAACATCCCAGAATCTTGGCCCGTATTAAGTGTTCCGTATCTGTGCCGAATGGATGAATTTGGTGTTGAGTACCGACCAGGGTATCCGGCATCGGATTTTTGGATTAACGAAAAGTTACGAGTAATACATGGAGATAGAGTTAAGTCATCAGGATCAACAGCACACGTTTATTTAAATGCAGAGAAAACGAGCGTAATTTATGGACACATTCACAGAATTGAAACTGCGTATAAGACTAGAGAGGACTTTGATGGTCCTCGCACAATCATGGCGGCGTCGCCTGGCTGTCTCGCTCGCATTGATGGTGCTATCCCTTCTACTAAAGGTGGCGTAGATTTAGATGGGCGACCACTAGTTCGCTATGAGAACTGGCAACAGGGTCTTGGTGTAGTTACTTACGAAGACACTGGAGCACACAAGTTTGCGTATGAGGTAATTCCAATTTACGATGGTTGGGCAATGTACCACGGTAAAGAGTACAGTGCGTAACACACATGACAACAATTATTGCTATTCAAGGAGATGGGTTTTCAGTAATTTGTGCTGACTCACGTATTAGCGATTCTTATTCCGATGGGTTGATTTCACAAATAGGAACTCTACGTGAAGGTTCTGGAAAAGTAGCCGTCAATGGAAAGTACTTATTGGCAACTGCTGGTGATCTTAGAGCAATCAATATTCTTCAACATGTGTTCCAACCACCAACCCCAACGCCTAATACTAGGGGTAAAAAATTAGACCAGTTTATTACTAGCAAATTTATTCCTGCATTGCGAGAATGCTTTGATTCTCAAGGATACTCAGTTCCTGATCGTGACGATAAAGAGCACATGGCTGAACAAGGATCAACTATTCTTTTGGCAATCAACGGAACGCTGTACTTGATTGATGGAGATTATTCGTGGTATTCCGATTTTACTGGACTATACGCAATTGGTACTGGATCTTCATATGCTCTTGGGGCATTACAGGCTTTAGTGCATAACAAAAAACAGACGATAGTTCAAGCAAAATCCAACGCCATAAAAGCCATAGCAATCTCTGCTAAGTTTGACCCATACACGGGTGCGCCATACCACACCTTTGTGCAAGAATACGAAGTGCGCAGTAAATCGCGTAAACCTGTATAATTAACAAACCAACAAAAGGAGTAATACCATGAAAACAGCACATGTAGACGCAACAGCCAAAGGAGCCTTGTTAGGCCTATTGACATACGCTGGTGCAAAATATGACTTGTCAGCCGAAGTAATTGCAGCTTGCGTTCCAGTAGCAGCCCTTGTTTTGTCTTTTGTTTCAACCAAGATTGGCAACAAAAACACAACAATGTTGATTGAATTGGCTACAAAAGCCGTAGCCGCAGCCCCAGCAAAGCCTGTTGCTAAAAAAACACCTGCAAAAAAGAAGTAATATCTTATTACTTTCTTAGTGAGGTTTTAAATGCCTATTGATTTTTGGTCACCGTCCTACAGGGCTGCATCTAGCGATCTAACAGTTGCTATCAGCCCTTTAGGACTAGTTGAACTTGCGGACGAAGAGTTTGAAGTTCACGGTCCACGCCTTAACCGCTACTCTGCTGCGTGGGCTTGGTATCTAGGACACCATTGGTCATACCGTCGCGAAATGGGCGACAACAACATTACAATGAATTACGTCCGAACAATGTCGGACTTTATCACCAACTTTTGTTTTGGTAAAGGAATTCAATTTAAAGTTCCTGAGCAAAACCAAGCAATCATTCCACGACTTCTTCACGAGGTTTGGGATAACCAAAACAACAAACACTATTTGCTTTGGCAGATGGGTCAGTTAGCCAGTGTTACTGGAGACTGCTTTGTAAAAGTTGCGTATGATGAACCATACGAAGATGGTGCTGGTGTTGTTCGTCCAGGTCGTGTTCGCATTTTACCTCTTAACCCAGCGCATTGCTTTCCTGAATACCATCCACATGATCGTGAACGTTTGTTGCGTTTTAAACTTAAATATCGCTTTTGGGGTACATCTCCAGAAGGTACTCGTCAGGTTTACACTTTTACAGAAATCCTTACTGACGAACTAGTTCAGCAATATGTAAACGACGAACTAATTGATTCGTATCCAAACCCAATTGGAACCGTTCCTATTGTCCACATTCCAAACGTAACCATTACTTCTTCACCTTGGGGCCAATCGGACATTTGGGATGTCATCCAACTAAATCGTGAACTGAACGAAAAGATGACTGAAGTTTCAGACATCATCAACTACCATGCTGCTCCTGTAACAATTATTACTGGTGCAAAAGCAAGCCAACTTGAGCGAGGGCCGAAGAAAGTTTGGGCTGGTTTACCAAAAGATGCGCAAGTATTTAACCTTGAATCTCGTGGAGAAATGGCTGGAGCGCTTGAGTACATTCAATTGATTAAGCGAGCAATGCACGAGATTACTGGTGTTCCAGAAACAGCATTAGGACAATTCCAACCAGTATCTAACACTTCTGGTGTTGCTTTGGCGATTCAGTATCAGCCTTTGATGAACCGTTATCAAATGAAGAAAGTTCACTTTACTAATGGTTTAGAAAAGCTTAATGAAATTATTATTAGAACAGCAGCAGTATTTTTGCCAGAACTCTTGGTGTACGACCCATCGCAGTCAGCAATGCCGGAAGCGGATCAATTAACACAACTAGACCCGATGGACCCAAATACTTACAAGACAACAATTCATTGGCCTGAACCACTTCCTGTTGATGCACTTATCAAACTTAATGAAGCCCAAGCAAAAATGGCATTGGGTATTGAGTCCAAAAAAGGTGCTCTTCGTTCATTGGGCGAAGAATTCCCGAATGAAAAGATGATTGAAATCTTTGATGAACTTATGGACGACGCAATTGATCAGGGTGCACTTGATATGGTACGTGCACAGATTGGTCAGGCAGTGATGCTTGCTACAGGCTTATTGCCTGACACATCCGGCATGCAAACGACTTCTGCTGGAGGTGCTAATGTATCTAGTGCGGGAAATTCGGAAACGGGTGGACCGCTTCCAGGTGTTGGTGGTATTCCACCAATTGAGGAAGATTTAATTAATAAAATGACTAGTCGGGCATATGGCGCAAGGTTTGCACAGCGTCGTGTTCCTGACGAAGACAAATAATCCGTAAACCACATCAGTAAATATTCGCTAAACAACACATAGGAGAAAATTATGGCAAAGCGAGAAACAGATGAAATCACCATCCCTGCAGTTGCAGTTGATGCATTTAATGAGGCGGTTCAGCAAGTAGCCCCAAATAACCAAAGTACCCCAACGGGTAAAATCTTTTCTGAGACAGATGTTGAAAACATCCGTAAGCAGGAAAAAGACAAGATGTACAAGCGTCTTGAAGAAGCCGATGCACGAACAAAAGCAATGGAAGAACAACTTAAAGTTCTTGCTCAAGACCGTGAATCAGCTATTAAAAAAGCTGAAGATACTGCTCGTAAGGAAGAAGAAATCCGCAAACAACGCGAATTTGAGGAACTTACCTCTAAGCAATTGTTGGCCAAAACCGAAGATGAGTTCAACGCCAAGATTCAAAACATTGACGCTGAATGGCAAACTCGGTTTGCAGCAATTGAAGAGGACCGCAAATCGCAACAAGCATTGCTTGATAAAGAGCGCGAATTGCGCGAATTAGAAACCTATCGTCAGCGCAAGCTTCACGAGGAACAAGAAAACATCATTCCAGAATTGATTGATCTTGTTGCTGGTAACACTATTGAAGAGGTAGACGCTTCAGTAGATATCTTGCGCCAACGCAGTGCTGCTATACTTCAAAGTGTCCAACAAGCGACGCAACCACGCCAACTTAAAGGGGTATCGGTTACTTCGCCAGTGTCTGGACCAATGGATAACCAACAGGAATACCAAACGTTGAACTCGGATGATATCCGAAACATGACAATGGACCAGTATGTTAAAATGAGAGACAGGCTATTAAGTTCACGATCCAACAAGGGTCGTTTTTAAGGTCCATATTCAACAAGAAATTTAGGAGATAAATTATGGCAATTCCAGGCCCAGTAGGTGGCGCAATTACAGGAGCAGGTCTTGGTTCAATTACCACGACAGGCTACTCAAGTGATGCAACACTCTCACCAGCAATTCAACAGATTTGGTCAAAAGAAATTTTGTTCCAAGCAATGCCTGTTCTTCGTTTTGAGCAGTTCGCAGTAAAGAAGACTGAACTTGGTGTAATGCCTGGTTTGACAATCAACTTCATGCGTTACTCAAACTTGTCAACAGACCAAGACACAGGTGCAACATTGACTGAAGGTGTTCGTATGGAGCCAGTAGCTCTGTCAGCATCACAGATTCAAATCACAGTTGGCGAACAAGGTCAGGCTCTTGCCGTAACCGAGTTGTTGCTTAACGCAGCATTTGACGACGTGATGGCTTCATCAAGCCGTTTGCTTGGTCGTCACATGGCACAATCAATGGACATCCAAGCACGCAACACGCTCTACCAGAACGCTGTTCCGTTTGCTGGTGGTGCAGCTGTTCCTCCAAGCGTTGTGTTTGGTCGTAACGTTGCGTCGGGTGCTCGTACAACGATTTCACCATACGATGCAGGTACTGTGGGCACATACAGCAGCCCAGGTTACTTGTCGCCAGCAGCAATTAAAGATGCTGTTGAGATCCTTGCTGGTCAGAACATCCCACGTCTTGGTGACACATACGTGTGCTTCGTTCACCCATCACAGAGCCGTGCTCTTCGTGATTGGCCAGAATTTATTGAAGTAACAAAGTACGCTGCTCCAGGCAACTTCATGCTCGGTGAAATTGGTCGTATCTACGACGTAGTATTTATTGAGACAACTCAAGTTGTAGCTGGCGGCGGTCCTGCTGACCTTGTGACAGGTACAACTGGTGCACAAGCACCAACAGCAACTTCATACAGCGCCATCATGATTGGTGACAACGCTTTCGGTCACGCTATTGCATTGCCAGTAGAGCTTCGTGACGGTGGTGTCATTGACTTTGGTCGTGAGCATGGTCTTGCTTGGTACGCAATTTGGGGCTTCGGTATGATTACTGGAGAATCCCGTGTTGTGATTAACACCAAGGGTGGAGCAATCGCTTAATTAATCTCTAAGATGTAAGTGGGGGTTAATCCCCCCACTTTATTCTTAACTACACAAAAAGGAGCCATAAAATGGCACGTGCTAAAAAAGAAATTAAAGAATTTGTTGAACAAGATCAAAGTTTGTATGCAATTGAGCGTGATGATGCAGAAATACTTGACCCAAACACCAAAGACGATTTGGTCTCAGCGAGAGTCAAAGGTAGTTGGGTTATGTTTTGGAGCCAGTCAACTTACTCATTTGCTGATGGACAACGCTACAAACTTCCTCGTGAACTGTTTAACTATCTTAAGAAATCCGGAAACATCTACGACACGCTCTGAGGTTTAAACAATGACAGGATTTTTAGTACCGAACGCAAATCAATTTGGTGTATCAATCCAAAGTTTAGATCAAGCAGAACCTGATTCTTTAGATTTTAAAATTGTTGGAAACAATCGCTATGCGGTTCTTTCCGGTTTAGCTGCTACCTTTAATGCAGCTTCAAATGGTTCAGCAACAATTACTACTGGTGAAGTAATCATTGATGGTGTTTACGGACAAGTTTCTGGAAACACCTTAACCTTTACAGCCCCTGCTGCTGACCCACGTTTTGATTTAATTGTTGCCCAAAACAGCTCTGGAACGTTTACCCTTAACACCGTGATTGGTACTGCAGATGCAACCAATCCTATTTTCCCAACGGTAGCTTCTACACAAATTGTTCTTTATGCTTTGTATAGAAAATCTGGAGAAACTTTTGGTAATAATAGCGCTGTAGATAAACGCAAATTAACTTCTACAGTTATCCGTAGTGGTACTGGAGTTCCACCTTCAGTAGGCGTAGACGGAGACTTGTACATTAGAACTGGGTTTACACCAGCATTGGGACAATCGTCTTTGTATGTAAAACAATCCGGGTCTTGGCAAAACTTAGGTGTATATACTGTAATTCCTGATGTTCCTTTGAATCCATTTTTACTTGTTGGATTGTGAGCGAAGAACTTCTTCCAACTCCTGCGGGGACTGTTGCAGACATTACAAGAGTTCGCCGCGTTAGTTTAGGGCGTTTTAGAGAACAACAGCCCGCAATGAATCAAGAGTTGCAAGACACTGTTCCTGGTTCTGGTTCTGGCGATCAATAATAAAGTAAACTATTAACATGCCCACAGTATATGACCCTGCTTCCGTAACCACCATTACAACAATTGCTAGGGGATTTTTAAGAGATTTTCCTAAATTTTTTCAAGTATCTTTTAATGCGGTAGGTAGGACGTACGAATTAGGTAATCCAAACATTGACGCTGACTCTTTGTGGGTTGCTTCCTACACCAATGCTACCCCTGTAGAAGTAACCTCAAACACTTCTGCAAGTTCTTATTACTCTTTAGACGCACGCAATGGTATTTTGCGGTTTAACCAAACCCCATCTGCTAGTGCAAATATTTTAGTTGAGGGCTATTACTACGAATGGGTTTTGCCTTCAGACCTTGAGTTCTACGCAACCCACGCAATTGACCAGCATGTTTATAACTTAGATTTACCACTTGAAAGCATGTCGGCAATTGTCATTGACACCATCGGCATGAGTTGTGTTGTGGAAGTTTTGTGGGGTTTGCTTACCGAATACAGCCGAGACATTGACATTACAACCTCAGAATCAGTTCATATTCCAGCAAGCCAGCGGTTTAGGATGGTTCAAAGCCTACTTGACTATTGGTCAAAAGCGTATGAACGCCAAGCCAAAGCTCTAAATATTGGTCTTGAAAGAATTGAGATAATGAATCTTCGCCGTGTATCTAGAAGCACAAACAGATATGTGCCAATCTACAAATCCAAAGAACTTGGCGAATACGGTCCAATTGAACGACTCTTTCCAGAAATTGGAGATGGGGTTATTAACATTGAAGAACCTGAAGACAAGCAAATTAGCAATGTGTACGTAGATGTAGAACCTGGCACAACGTTAAACTCGTCTGCTATCTACGGAATGTAGCTTATGGATAGTCGCAGAGAACTTGCTCACATTCGCAAAAACTACCGTCAATATCACCGACAAGTTGGGGAAACTATAGCGTGGTTTAGTTTCATTCCGTTTTCGCCTAGAGGTAGCGAGTACGACGATGTATACGATGAAGGACCATCTGGGGCAGATGGTAAAAAATACAAGGACAAAGTTACTGTCCCAATATTGATGGTTACTGAAACTGAAGATACCAAACGAGCTATTCCAGAAGGTAGGCAGCCAGTTCAGGTAGTAAACATTGTTATGTCTATTGCCGATATGCGTGATGCTGGTATTGACGAGCCTTACGAATACCAAAGACACTTAAACGATCTATTTATGTATGACGCTAGGTACTACAGCGTAACGATGTACCGGGTTCGTGGTCGTGTAAAAGACGACGTACTAGTCGTTGTAGAAGGAATTGAAATTTATATAAATGATGAAATGCCTAACGACCCAGGTCCTGCTGCATTATCTGTCAACGACTTTCCTTGGCCAGCTACGTTGCCATCCCTTACCTGATAAACTGTAATTGCTTAGCGTGCGCTAAGCAATACAACGCCTAGGGTTAAAGGAGCGCCAATGACTGGCAAATCTACGAACGCATCCTCTAGCCCTATTGTCACAGGTTGTCCTGCTCCTATTACCTATTTAGCTGACCTTTTCCTAAACTTAGAAGAACACCTTTCCATGATTATTGGGGGGGCGGTAATTGAAGAAGAAAAACGAATTAAGAAATCTTTGCCTCAAAAAGAAAAAGAATGGGAGTCTGTTGCCAAAGACTTTAGTATTACTTGGGATTCCAAAGACTTATCTTTTTACTACGATGTAGCTGGGGACTCTGACGCAAAAGCTGCTCGTTTGGAATATGGCCCTCCTGCCAAGTCTCTGTTAAGACATGAGATTATTAATGTAAATAAAACTCTTGGTAAACAAATTAATACTAAAGTTAAAGAGTTTTTAGGTGATAAGAAATGAAAACTGGATTTTTATTGGCTGAAGACGAGGCAGTTAAACTGCGTTTTTCTAATTGCACCGTATCGGATGATCGCAACAACTCTAGGGAAGTAGACGTATTTTTTAGATATCCAGAATCTGAAACAGAGCGAAACTACCCATTTATCACAATTGAACTTATTGACGTCTTACACGCAACAGACAGACAACATTCCGATGTTTCTATTTATTCTGGAAACGCTGGTGGGTGGTCAGACAATCCAGCATATTTTGATTATTGGCCTAGTGTTAGTGCCAGTGTTTCTGGAAGTTCTTCAGTTACATATAAACAAACAGAAGAATTTATACCTGTAGACCTTTTGTATCAAGTATCTACCTATTGCCGAACGGCGCTACATGACCGTCAGATAACTGCTCGGCTACTTCAACGAGTTGTTCCTTTTAGATATAACTCTATCCGTATCCAGGCCGACAATACGACAAGGCGGTTTGACCTTCTGGATTGGACAAACGCGGACCTTTTAGACCAAGAATCAGGTTTTAGAAAACGCATATTCCGTAAAGTCTATACCTTAAAAATGTCAGCAGAAATCACAGGGGATACATATACCGCCCTTACTACTGCTAAACCAGTGTCCACAATTAATAGTACAATTGAACATCAACTAACAGTTTTTAATGTGTAATATCTCGTCCATACTAAAATCAAATAGGAGTTATCATGGCATATGAGCGTCCAGGAGTATACGTTTCGGAAGCAGCGTTTACTACCAACATCCAAGCAAACACAGGAGTTACAGCTGCAGCTTTTGTAGGCACAGCTGAACGAGGACCAACTACACCAGCACTAGTGACAAGCTGGGCACAATACACAAGTTTGTTTGGAGCGTTAGACAATGTTTACGACCTTGGTTATGCGGTTTACCATTTCTTTGCAAACGGTGGTCAAGCAGCTTACGTTACCCGTGTAGCCGATGGTTCTGCTGTAGAAGCTACCAGCCCTATTCAAGGAACACCTTCAGCAGGGTCTGCTGCCGACATTTGGACATTAGAAGCTAAGTCAGTTGGCGCTTGGGGAAACAGTTTAACTGTTGACTACACATTTGACGATACCACATTGGTTAACCCTACAACAACTCCGAAGTTTACAAAAAACACATTGTTTTCCGTAACTGTAAAACTTAGCGGTGTGCAAGTAGAAGAATGGTCGGGATTGTCAGTTGACCCTGAACAAAACAGGTACATTACAACAGTTCTTGACCTGTACTCGTCGTATGTAACAACAGCAAGTGTTGCTACTGTTGCCGCTGGTACTGAACTCACAATTAGCGGATTGACATCATCTTCATACGTAGTTACAAAAACATTTGCATCCGGTAGCGATGGCGCTGGAGCAATTGACTCGTCCGACTGGTCAACAGCTTTGGATGCTTATAATACAAACACTAAATCACTAATTTTTAACTTGGTTGGGCAAACCTCTTCTACGATTGTGAACAACGGAATTGCTAAAATGATTTCACGTGGCAACTCATTCTTGGTTGTGGACACACCATTAGCCGCATCCACTAAAGCCACATTGTCCTCAGCAGTTGCTGGGTACACGCAATCTAGCTATGCAGCTGTCTATGGCCCAGCCCTTAAAATGTATGACCCAACAAAATCTGGTGCTGCAGCAATTCGCAATACTTTTTCAGGCGGAGCCGTTGTTGGTGCAATGGTTCGTTCTGAGGTTGCACGAGGAGTTTCTAAAGCCCCAGCTGGTTACGGTTTGGATTTGCGCAATGTATTTGGTCTTGTTGCAACTCTTACCGAAGCAGAACAAGGGCTTTTGTATAAGACAGAACAACTGAACTTGTTTAGCATTGTCCCTGGAGTTGGTGTAATCATCAATGGCTCTCGTACACAAGCACGAGGCACGACTGATAAATTCATCACTGTTCGTCGTTCACTTAACTTCCTAAAGCAAACACTAAAGGAAGCAACAGCGTATGCTTTGTTTGAACCAAACGATGAGCGTTTGTGGTCAGACATTAGCGTTAAGGTTTCGGCTATTCTTACTAACTTCTGGGGCACTGGAGGTTTGAAAGGACAAACTACTGGCGAGGCATTTTACGTTGTATGTAACTCAACAAACAATACAAACCTTACGGTAGAAGACGGACAAGTAAATATTGAAGTTGGAGTTGCTTTGCAAACTCCTGCTGAATTCATTGTAATTACCATCAGTCAATTTACTGGTGGTTCAACGGCAACATCAATCTAGGAGATACCATGACAAGAACACAACGCACAGACCCTCTTCGTAATTTTAAATTTACGGTTAGGTTTATCCCAGTTGATTCCGAAAACTCTGCACTAACGACTTTGCTTAATGGAATTGGCGATTTGGGTTTTGCTCAAATGGGCGGTCTTTCGGTACAGAATGAGCTGATTGCATATCGTGAAGGTGGAATGAACACCCACCCACATAAGATGATTGGTCAATCAGATTTTCCACCAATTTCGTTTGCACGAGGAGCTTTTGCAGCACAATCTCAACTGTACGATTGGCAAAAATTCATGCACTCATGGATTGGCGGAGGCACAAGTGGCTTTGCTGGCGGTGCATCAGGAAATTCAACTAACTACCGTTGCAATATCATTGTCAAAGTTTTTGACCACCCGTACACTGCAGGTGACGCAAAGTATGCTTACGATAGTTCGGATTCAAATAGAGTGCTTAAACCAGGAAACGTCAAACTAGCTTTTAAATTGTTTAACTGCTGGCCAGGTGCTTATGGGCTTAGCGACCTCAATGCTGGTGACAACGGTATTATGATTCAACAGTTGAACATCCACCACGAAGGTTTTGTAGTAGCTTGGAAAGATGATGAAATTGCAGCAATTGAACAAGCAAACTAATTAAAAACATAGGAGTATAAAATGGGTACACAACAAGATGCACTGGCTGTCTCGGCGGCTATCTCCGATCCAGTTCCACGAATAGTGTCAACACCAAATACCACTTTAGAATTATTCTGTGGTATTTTTAATGAGACTACTAAAGAATGGGAAACTACGGCTGTAGTCAAAGAACTAACTGGCGAAGATGAAGAAGCATTGGCATCGTTAGATGCTGATGATGATTTGCTTTATGCCCAATACATGGCAGCACTTTTAAAACGAAGTGTTGTCACCATTGGTAACACCAAAGTAGTAGACAAACCAGACATCATTGACGCTCTTATTTTAGGTGACAGAGACTCTTTGTTTCTTGCAACTGTTCGCGCAACTTACGGTGAGAATCGTGAGTATGAAATTAACTGCCCTCACTGCAAAAAATCAAACGACGTGTTAATTGAGATGTCAGAATTTCCAATTAAAAAATCAAAAGGTAACCCACAAGAACCAATCGTGGTAACTCTACGTAATGGGACAAAACAAAAGTTTCGTCTTGTTTCAGGAAAAGATAGTCAGACTGTTGGTAAAAAAGCCAAGAGTATTCCTGAACAAAATACTATTCTTATTTCTCGTTGCGCTATTTGGGATGATGGTGACAAACCAACAGACATTGAAAAATGGGCTAAAAGTCTTGGCATGAAAGATCGTGCCTTGATCATTGACAAGTTACTTGAAGCACAACCAGGCCCAGAAATCAAGGAGGTGGAAGCCCACTGTGCCCATTGCGAAAAACCTTTCCCAATCGCACTAAACTGGGCCTCCCTTTTATTCGGCTAATCTAGTAAGTACATATTGGGATTACGATGCTATTGCATCTGTTTACAAGGGCTTCTCGCTCAACGACATACAAAACATGACGGTGCGCCAGCGCACCTATTGGGCGGCGATGAGTCGTTGGCGTAAACAAACGTAAATAGGAGTAATCATGGCAGAAAAAAACTTAGGAGACTTACGAGCTAAGTTTAAAGTTGATGTTGACCAAATGGAGAAGTTGGTCAAAGGTGTTAAATCTATTCGTACTGATTTTGATGCTTTGAAATTAAGCCTTAAAGCGGTTAACTCAGAACTTAATAAAACTTTAAACGCTTTAAAGGGGATACAATCTGCCGGAGGAATGCCTGGAAGTGGTGGTAAATCATTAACATCTTCCGCAATTTCCCTACCACTTGGTGACCCAAAAACTCAAAGTGCTCCCACTGGAAGCGTAAC